ATCTACTGTGCCATCTGTATTTACTGCAGCAACAATACCTACGTGAGAAATTCTATCGACACCGTCTGATGGGAAATCAAAATAGGCAATATCTCCAACTGCTGGCTCTGCTGTTTCTACTGATTGCCATGTACCTGCTTTAATAAATGCTTGTGCTCCTGCTGGTGTATAAACAGTATTAGGAATTTTTACTCCTGCTTCGTTTCCGCACCAGTTAACAAAACTTCCGCACCATGGTTGGAAGTTAGCCTTTGCAAACTTACCATACTTTGTTTCATTTTCTTTTGGTCCTTCAATAGTACCAACTTCTGCTAGTGCTACTTCTACTAATCTTGCTGCTGATCCTTGTTCTGCTGCCATTTTTTTCTCCTTATTTTAGTTGACTTGATTCTAGTATATCATTTTTTATTTGAGCGGATGATGAGAATCGAACTCACCCCTTCTGCTTGGAAGGCAGAGGCACTACCAATATGCAACATCCGCATTGTGCCCCTGGCAGGAATCGAACCTGCGGCGCAGACCTTAGAAGAGTCTCGCTCTATCCCCTGAGCTACAAAGGCTTAGATTAATCGTTCGGTATATCTATATCCATGTCCATTTCAACTAAGCCCATCTCTTTTGCTGCTTTTTTCCCTTCATCTGACATTTCAATTATTGCTTCAAGATCATCGGTATATGTAACATTAATTAATCCTTTATTATATAGAGCAACTAATGATTCATTAACATGCTCTGCATGAGCATGCCATAATTCTGGGGCAAGTATTTTTGCTCTATCTGTTATGTTAAATATAAACTCGCCATCTTCATCCATGCCAGACAACTCTATTACGCCTATTGAAAGGTAATATTCCATTCTATCTTCGTTGTCCATATTTACCTTTCGTGCAACAAGTAGGACTTGAACCTACGATTACCGAATTATGAGTTCGGGGCTTTAACCGACTAAGCTACTGTTGCTTAGAAGTCTATTATAACGTGCCGTCTTCATTTTTGTCAATAGTTTCTTCAACTATTTGCTGTACATATTCTGAAAAATGCTTACGGATATTTCCCATTGGTCTTTTACCAAAGGATACCCATATTCTTTTATATTCAACTACATTAGAAAATGTTGTTGGACATAAAACTATTCCATTATATTCTTTTAATATAGTAGGAAGTGGAACATGCTTGCCACAACACTTACATTCTTTTGCTTTTTCTTGATAGGTACTCATATTATCATCATCCTGTCCATTGCGTCCTTTAAGTTTTCGGGCATACGGGGTGCTCTTATCATGTTGTAAGTAGATGTTTCTCCGTCTGCTTCTTTGCCAAAATCATTATCATAGCTCATTGATTCATAAGTATGAATATTTACCTCCTGATTAGAATCAAATCTTGTCCTGCTTATAGCATTATAGACAGCGCCACATACAGCATCCGCCAAGTCTTTTGATCCCTTTCGGGGGTGATCAACCTTGTCTCTCATAATTCTTAACTGCAACAACTCATCAATTAACAACTGAATGTGAGGGCCAGTCAGCCTCTCTTCTAGCACTACCATTGCCATATCGTCATAGTGTTTTTTGGCGACAGATAGAATTTCTGTATTGATGCCGTATTGTTTTAGTTGTTGCATCATATCATGAGAATTCCATCTGTCAAAGGTACAAACGCTTATGTTAAAGCCTCTTGTTCTAAGTGATAAAATATAATCTTTAACTTCTGTAAAGTCAACAGATTTATCAGCTGTTGGTGTCCAGTATCTTACTGCATCTATCTCAACGATTGGTGCTGGCTGAGAATAAGTATCAGTTACTTTTACATTAACCCATCTGTTTACATGCCCCATTGCAACTGCACAATGGTCATGCTTCTGAGCTAAGTCTACGTGCAAAAAATATTTCTTGTCTGGATCTGGAATAAACCATTCTTCTAGTCTACCAAATGTATCTACAGCTAAATGACCTTTATTGAAAGCTTTTTCTACTTTTTCTCTTGACTTAAAAAATGCATCAATTGCTTCTGGTGGCATGCATGCAAATCTAGATAAAGCATCTGTTGGGTTTGTAAAAAAAGCAACTTTAAAGTCATCAATCTTTCTCACTGGGTTAACTTCCCAAGTTGGTCTCTTTAAAGCGTATACCCTAGGAATCTTATATGAAAGTATATGGTCTTCTTCCCACTGTACATCAAACTCATTTCCTTCTGTTCCGTCTGGAAGATCAGCATCCATTTTAAATCTGTGATCTCTAACTATGGTTTCCTTATGAGCTACAACAGCGTCGTATCTTTGCTGGATATAGTCATTCTTATATCTAGGAAAGGAAAGCAAAATAACTTTACCAAAATCTGGGAAACGAGAATCTACTGAAGCTCTATACATATCATATATGGCCACACCTGTTTTAGCCTGATCGTGCCCTGTAGTATTTTCAATTGCAAAACCTGAAATCTCATCAAGAATAACGACAATAACGTTATATCCTTCCCAGGCTTCACGCTCAGAGTGGCCAGAGTGTACTGTTATTGCTTTATCAAACTTAATTTCTGCAGCTTTATCGCTGTACTTACCAGCAAACCACGGTGACTTTTCAATTCTTGTTTTAAATCCTTTAAAGAATACGTTGCTTGCCTGTTGCGAGTTAATAGCAATATTAATGATATCAATGCTATCGCCTGGAGGCTTTCCGTAATATGTGGCTGGATCTTTTAAGCACAATAGTAAATACACTATATATGAAGTTGCAATGGTTGAGCAGTAATCTTTACCCGAACCCTTTCCTAATTGAGCTACCACCTCATTAGCAGTTTGTTTAAATCTTATCTTTCCTTCTTCTTCTCCGAATAATTTGATGAGGGTTGACTCTTTATAGATCTGCGAACTTTTTTCGATAAGCGTGTACTGATAGTCGGAAAGTTCTGGAAGCCCAAGGTATTCTGGACTTCTAACAAACGTTTTAAGATCGACTGGTTTTTCATCGAACTCCTCTCCATCGAGCATGTCGATAAGGTCGGTAAAATCAAACGACATCGGCTTCCTCTACTGGGACTGACTCAATTACTCCAGTAATTTGGGATAATCTCTTTGCTACTTCCATCTTACACTTAGGGCATACTGATGTAGTCTCTTTTAAAATTCTAACAAGGATGTCTTGCTTACGCTCTGTCTCTGCAATTTGTGATGCAATTTCATTGTTTTCTAATACTCCAATAGATTGAAGCATTGCAATTCTTTTAGTCTCTATGTCTGCAATAAGCTTTAATGCGCCAGACTTTATTCCTAGCTGGCCTGTTTGATCTGCATCTTCTACTGTTTTCCACGCCTCTTTGATAAGCATGGCATAGTGCTGATCCGCCCCTGAGATGGCCTCTCGGGCACGATCTCTAATATTGCTATCATTATGTACAACGTCTTTCCAATCGTCGATTAACTCAAGGACCTCTTTGCGTTGTATTCCAGTGGTGGTGGCGATCTGTGTGGGTGTGCTTCCTTTTAGAAGTTCTTCAACTACCCTGTTCATTCTGTCAAAATGCTCTGACAATTCTATTTCGCTCATTAGTCTATTATACTTTCAGTCGACTAAAATGTCAATCAGAATTAGCCTTAGCAATCTTATATAGGACTAAATATCCTATTAAATCATCGATATCGTTGTCTCCTGCAAATCCTTGGTTATTCTTTACCCTATTTAATTTATCATCAATACGAACTTTTAATTGTTCTGTTGAATCCGCCGTTGAAAATATTCTAATTGGATCTAATGCTGAGTTGCCGTACGAGATATTTTTTTCAATTAACATGTGGGCAATCTCATGACAAGCTCTCCATATTTTTCCACCCGCTGGCGCACCTGTAGACTGAAGATATAAGTCACTACAATTAAAATTCTTTACATCTGGAAATACTGGTCTTAACATTACCGCCTCCTAATTAATTGGAACTTCTCTAGGTATCTCTGTATGGTCATAGCAGAGACCTTGCACTCTTCGGCAATTTCAGTTACCGTTTTTTTCTGAACCACATATCTTCTATGTAGCCAAGTTTGGCTTTGATATAACTTCATCGCTCTGTCAGTACTTTGTTAGCATAATGTGCAATACCAAAGCTATCTGCAACGTCAAAATCCACCACATTTAAATTATACTTCCTGTTAAAGTAGTCAGCAGTTCTCTGCTTTCTCATATTTCTTAATTTGTTTTGATACCATGAATCAGCGTACCCTGGGTTTAATAATCTTATTGCCTGCTTTTCATCCTTGGTAGGGTTCTTATTACCTATGTAGGCTTGCCAAGATGAGGGTGCTATTGTTATAACCTTTGCCCCCGTTGACATTAGTTCTGCTATAACTACTCCATAAACATATGATAGTTTAATTACAGCATCTGGAGACTTTACAAATACTGCACCCTCAACAACAATGTAATCCGACTTTAGTTCTTCAAGCATAGAATGCATTTTGTTTTTTGCGTCGTGGATCTTCTCATATATATCCAGACCATTGAGCTCAACCTTGCCCCACTTTAATGGGTTATCATCTTCCATTAAGCAGAAAGCAATAGAGTTTGTTGAGGCATCTATACCTAAAACCCTATTTGCTTTTGTTTTTGCAAGACTAGCCAATGTCATCTAACATCCTTTTTACCTTGACCCTTGTAGCCAGATCAATATTCTTTTCACATGTAGCGCAGTGTTCTGTTTTATTATATCTACTTAATTGTATCTTACATTTCTTGCATGGACGAACAGCACCATTTCTAATAGCTTTCTTTTCATAATACTTCTCCATAATCCTACGATTTGTTGCAACCCTACAGCATTCATCTTTGCAATACTTTTGATTATGAGTCTTTGGCTCAAATTTTTTAGCACATTCTTTATTAGCGCATATCATGTATTAGATACCGAGAATAAATCAATTTCAACAGTGCCTACTGGACCACCTTTTGCGTAACACTCTTTCTTAACTGGACAATATGTGCAAGGCATCTTTGATTTAGTTGCACCTTCTGGTCTTTTAGGAAGGTCGCCCTCTTTAAAATTATCCCAGACTTCGCAAAGCCAAGCAAAGGTTTCTTCAATAATCCTTGTATTCTTTTCATTCATAGAGATTGGAATGACTAGGATCTCTTGGGTATTCTTATTTTCATACAAGAAGAAACCTTCCTTAGCCTTCTTTAGTTTCATATAGGTTAATAGCTGTAGCATATGGTTATCTGTAGGCTTCATCTCTGATTGTCTGGTATCCCAAACCTCTTGCTTTGCCGTTTTAATTTCACCAATCACTGTCTCGCCATCGTACTCCATAATAAGATCTATAAAGCCTCTGATTGGAGGATACTCATTAATAATCTCTTCCTCTTCCGATCTCCATTGAGGCATAGTAGAAATAAGCTTCTGTAGTCTCTCATGCGCCTGAGTTCCCTGTGCCATATTAGCAACTGCAACTGCATCGTTATCATCAACAAAAACTGCGCCAGAAAATGCCATGTACCAGTATCTAGGACACTTACCATGACCATAACCCAGTGAACTTGGACTGAATGATTTCTTGGTCATCTCTCCGTCTGCTCGTTTAGTATTACGATATGACTCATCAAGAAGTTGAGCAAATAACTCAGGATCAAAAAACTTTCCTGTATGCTTTTTAAACTTAAGGTTCTTTACAATTTCCCTAGCCATTTATGAATTATACCTAACGACATACTTAAGTGCATCTACAAGTTTGTCTATGGACTCCTTTACTGAATAATAAACGTTCTTTTTATTATTATTTACAGTACCCGCTTTATCTTTAGCAATAGTTGAATACACAGAAGACATTACAGCAAACTTGGTAGACATTGCTTGAAGCTCCATAATAAGCATGGGGGCTTTAGCAGACGGTACATCTGGGTTCATTAAAAGCTTAACAACAATTGATAAGGCTTTATCTAGGTGTTCGTCCTTCATAAAATCATGAAGGTCATTAAACTCAGTTATATTGCTTATAAGCTCAAGAGTGTTCTTATCCTCTGTCATTTTTAATCCTCTTATCCCATTTGTCTGCAAATAATCCCATTCCATAACCAACTACAAGGCCAACTAGCAAGCCCATCAAAAACATTGTCATGACAACATCCTTTGAACTAATCCATAGCCCATCCACAAACCAAATATGCCCATCAAGCCAGCAAAGACTGGTGGCGCTGGTACTGGTAGTTTAAATATGCTAAATACTGCACCTACACCCATGCCAGTAAGTGTTGTTAAGAATACTTCTTTAATCATGATTCTCCTCATAAAACTCAATCAGCTCTTCAAGAACTGACCACTCAATAATGCCTAGTCTAACTTTAGACTCTGCTCCTATAATAATCTTTAATGCTGGATGCATGTCTCTATTTACCTTAAATGTGTCTGTACAAATCTTTGCCCAGTTATCTTTATTTAAATTAAATGATGTTACCGCTTCTTTATAATCAACAAGGAACTGCTTCCATTGAGCATCGCCCTTTTGATAGTCGCCACGCCCGCTGTTCTTTTGAGCTTTAGCGCCGTCTCTTTTTACTTCTGCTCTCTCTGACATTACTGAATCTTAAAAATTGTTTCATGCCCCTTGGAACATTTCCAAGACATTACTAACTCTATCGGATCCCACAGTGCTCCACTTACATCTTCATCGCATGTATTGCATGCTCTAAGACCTGGAAGCCTTTCTAGTTGATATTCTTTTTGTTCAATTTTTTTATTAAGAAATTCATCAAGATTTGGCATTTATCTCTTCTTCCAATTTGTCTACAACATCTGGATTTTCCTTTAAATATGCTACAGCCTTTGCACGTCCTTGAAAACGTTCTCCATTTACTGTATACCATGCTCCACCTTTTTCTATTATTCCGCACATTTCTGCAACGTCAAGAGTTTCTCCAACACGATCTACACCGAGAGAGTCCCCTTGGTAATAAAAGTCGTACTGTCCTGATAGATTTGGGGGGCCGAGTTTGTTGTAATCAATAATCCAGTTAACTGGTCTTCCGACTCTTTGTTCGATAATTTTGTCGCCAACTTTAATGCCAGCCTTAATAGCATTAGCCTCAGCTTCTGACGACCAGAGTTTAATGACAGTTGAAGAAAAGAACTTTACTGCCATTCCACCCGTGGGGATGTGCGAAGCATGCATAGATCCAAACTGATTTCGTTGTTGTGAGATGAGAACAAGTAGTGTGTTTTTGTTTGCATAGTTTAACATCTTGACTGCGTGGGTCATATCCTTTGCTTCAGCGCCGATTTGCTTTGTGTCTTGCAAATCTTTCATTTCATTTCCGTCTTTTTCAAAATAAATAGCAGGTAGTAATGCAGATATGGAATCCACTACAATAAGATCAACACCTGCGTCCATTAACTTAGTAGCAACATCAACCATATCATTAACGGTTTTTGCTGGAGAGTAAATAAGGGAAGAAGAATCTACTCCTAGTTGTTCGGCCCAAGACTGATCGTAAGAAGCCTCTGAATCAATCCAGGCACAAGTCTTTCCTTCTTTTTGTGCAAGAGCAATCATTTGTAAACAAAATGAAGATTTACCAGCAGACTTATTACCCCATACGAGTACCTGTCTGCCGTAGCCCAGACCACCACGTAATGCAAAATTTAATCCGATACTTGGTGTCAGTTGCCTTTCAACCTGTACATCCTGTGCGGATTGAACTCTTGCCCTTGTCTTTGGATCTAGCTTTGCTAATATGTTATCGATATCTACGCTCATTTATACTCTCTCTTTTTTATAGTATAGCATTAAAATAAATTGCCGTGAAGCCTCGGACGTTCTTTATTTATATTAATTTTCTTTTCTAGAATTTCATCTAGGCTATGAATTAAATCTCCTGAATTTCTCATTGCCGCATAAATATCTAACAGTCTGATAATTACATCTGCCATTTCTTCAACAACTTCTTCTGAGCTTTTGTTCTTTCTAATTGCTTCAAGAACTTCTGTTACTTCAGAATGAACCAGGGCTAGCTTATTACCAACCTTGTCGTAGCTAATTGTTCCATCCCAAAATCCTTTTTCAATTGCAGTTTCATGAAGAATTGCAGCAAGTGCATCTAAACCATATTCAGTTACCAAATTACTCGAAGTCATTAATTAATTCTGCTTCCTCAATATCGCCCTCAATTAATTCACTATTAAACTTAATTTCATCTTCAGTAGGTAGTCTAAAGATAAAAGCTGGGCCTTCTTCATCATAATCTACAATAAGCTGCTTGTCTTTATTGTTGGCCTCAACTAAAGTTTTTGTTTCAACTCTTACGCTACCCAGTGTTTCTAAGATAGCAACAAGAACTTTGCTTGCCGTTAGCGAAGCTTGTACTGCATTTACATCATATTCTTCTGTCATTTTATTTCCTTTACCATTAAAGTTCCATCGTCCAAAGTGGATAGAACAACCTTACACTTCATTCCCTCTCGCATTTTAGCTAGAGACATCTTATACATTGTGGGGAAAGCAATAACTCGGGTTAATTCTTTTTGTGAATTTGAAAGAACTATGTGACTCATTGTTTTACCAGCTTTTGTTACATATGGAGTAAAGTCTACTACAACATACTCGTCTTCGTCAAGGTCGTATTGCTTTTGATATAAATAGTTTACAAATGAGTTAGACCCAGCTGGATCCATTTCGTTAACTTTTACATAACGGGCAATTCTATTATCCCCTACGAGAAGAAAGTACATCTGCCCTGTCTCAATTTGAGTTTGTTCTGTATGGAATAAACCAATAGATCCAGTTTCATCTACTAATTCAATACGTTCCCAGCCATTTCCACGCTTGATTGACTTAACCATTCCAAACATTACAAATGATCCCAGGTCTTCAAACTCTTCAATTGGTCTTGCCTGAGATTTAATGCGTGGCGGAATTCCTTCTAAGTTAAATGTAGGTATACCTAAATACTCGTAGTAACTATCCTTTTCATTTCCGCTTCTAGGATTGTCTGGGAATGCCGCTCCGCCAATTGCATTTAAAGCAGAGATAGCACGGCTATTGATTCCACTACCTTTTTTAGAAGCCTTATCAATAAACTCTGAGTAAGAAATAAATGGTCTTTGGTCAATAATTTTGTTTGCAATACTATCTGAAATAAACTTTACTTCTCCTAGACCAAATCTAATTGAGTCTTCCTTTAAGGAAAAGAATACATCAGACTCGTTGACATGAGGAAGCTTAATACTTAACTTTAATCTTTTAGCCTCAATTAGATACTCTGTTCTTTTGTCCTTGTCATTTTCATTTTTAAGAATCGAAAACATGAACTCAAGTGGATAATAAAACTTAAGCCAAGCAGTATAATAACTAAGCATAGAGTAAGCAACAGCATGGGAGCGGTTAAAAGAATAACCAGCATGCGCTTCAAAAGTATGCCAGAGCGTTTCGGCTTGTTTCTTAGAAATGTGTTTTGAAGCCCCATCAATAAAGCGATCCTTGAACTGGTCGAACTCTTTTGCATCTTTCTTCTTTCCAATAATCTTGCGGACCTTATCAGCCTCTGACCAAGTCATACCACCGAGGTGTACGCATGCCTGCATAACCTGCTCTTGATATATAATAACACCGTATGTGTTCTCGGTAAAGGGCTTCATAATTGGATGAATAAACTGGACTGCTTCATTACCGTGTTTGCGCTTAATATAAGAAGAACCTACCGTATTCATAGCGCCAGGGCGAACTAATGCGTTTGATGCAGCAAGATCTTCAAATTTATCTACACCCATCTTGATTAGCAAATTAGTATATGGGGTTGCTTCTGCCTGAAACACTCCCTTTGTATAACCTTCGCTTAGAACCTTA